TGATAATCATGGCTAAGTGTTATAGTGAGAAATTCTTACTTAGTTTAAATAGCCTTAATGCGAAAAGACTAGGCGTGCAGTTTGGTAAGCAGTGTGTAAAAGCCAACTTGCCGCCTGGTATGATTGCGGATTCATTAGGTGTGGCTCGTCAGTCAATTCATAATTGGTTCAGGGGAAAACCTGTACGAGAAAAGAATATTGATAAGATTGAAAAGTTTATGGAGATTATTGATACATATTTAGAGGCAGGAGAATTGCCCGTGTCAAGTACTGTTGATGCAAAAATATTTATTGATGCTAAAGTGATCGACAAACTATAAAAACGTAGTAGAATAGAATCCTCCCTAGTGAGCAATTAAAAAACACATAGTTTTATGTGGCGGGAAACTGTTGACTAAAAATTTAGGAAACTGCAAATGATGAAAGAATTTTATAAGAAAGCACTGCCATCTACAGGCGTTTACTGTGTAGCTACGATTGATCCGATAGCTAAGATAACTAAACATAAATTCGTAGAAAATGTTGATGAGCTCGCGGAGTTTATTGAGTCAAAGAAAAATACACCTACTAACATCTTTGTTGCACTTAGTTCATTTAATGGGTACAGTCGCAAGGCTGATGAGGCCAAGTCTGTCAGGTCGTTCTTTGTTGATCTTGATGTAGGCGATGGTAAGGGCTATAACTCAAAAGACGAAGCAGTCCAAGCGATTGACCAATTCGTACTAGAACATAATCTTCCCCCTCCTGTTAAGGTAGACTCGGGAACTGGTATCCATTCTTATTGGCTTTTTGATCGAGACATTCCCGCAACTGAGTGGAAACCTTACGCAGAAAAATTTAAAGACTTTTGCTTAACGCACGGTTTAAACATAGACCCTGTAGTCACTGCTGATCTAGCACGCATCTTACGTTGCCCTGATACATTCAATCAAAAGACTATGCCTCCCTCACCTACTAAGGTTATGGGTGACGACTTACCTATCTATATATTTGATGAGTTTAAAGAGTTCTTAGGTAATCTTGAACCTAGTCTTGCAGATATATTACAGGCCGCACCTAAAGGTCTTAGTGAAGATCAACGTAAAGCATTGAAGCTAGATAACTTTGAATCTAACTTTGAAAAAATTGTACAATCAAAAGGTTGTGCTCAGATTAACTTCATTATGGATAATGTTAAAATCCTACAAGAACCTTTGTGGTATTCAGGTTTATCCATCGCTCAACATTGTGCTGATAAAGAATCAGCAATTCATTTAATATCGAAAGACTATCCAAACTATGATGAAAGAGAAACGATTAGAAAAGCGCAAGCCACACAAGGTATGCCACATTCCTGCGAAACATTTAATAATGTTAATCCTGGCATATGTACTGGCTGTCCTAGTCGCGGCAAGATCACTAATCCACTCGCATTAGGTAAAATATTTAAAATAGCTGTCGAAGAACCGATCAAACCATTAGATCAATCAATGTCAGTTAAGACTATTGAGCATATTAAAGAACATGCAGAGGTAGTCACACGGGGTTTATCATCGTTGCCCGAGGCTCTCTATCCATTCGTATACGGTAAGGAAGGCGGTATCTATTGTATGCCTGCCCCCAAATACGATGAAGATGGCGTACCTATTCCTGGTGATCCAATATTAGTAACATTGTATGACCTATTCCCATTGAAACGGATTTATAGTCCCGCAGATGGGGATTGCTTGTTGATGAAAGCGATATTGCCAAATGACCCTGAACGTGAGTTTTTACTCCCTATGAGCAGAGTTTATGCGGTAGAGGATTTAAAAAAGATTATTGCGTCTCAGGGTGTTTTATTTAATACAGATGCCAAAGGAGGCCAATATCTTATGAATTATATAGTTAAATGGGGACATTACCTCACAAACAAAAATGCCGCAGAAATTATGCGTATGCAAATGGGTTGGACGCCCAATCAAGAATCCTTTGTAGTAGGAGAGTCAGAGCTATTACGAGACGGTAAGGAAGTTACATCACCTACATCACCTCTATGTAAGAGTATAGCTAAACACTTAACACCTGCAGGTTCGTATGAAGCATGGAAAGAAGCCGCTAATAAACTTAGTAAACCTAGTCTTGAACTACATGCGTTTACTTTGTTAACTGGGTTTGGCTCAGTCTTAATGAATAAAACTTCAACATCAGGAGTTACTATATCCTTAACAGGTGAATCAGGTGCAGCTAAGACAGGTGCACTATATAGTTGTTTATCTGTATGGGGTAATCCAAAAGACCTATCGGTACTAGAAGCTACATCAAACGGTATGACAGGACGCTATCTAGGTCTACATAATATTCCATTTGGTTTAGATGAAGTAGGTAACATTATTCCTAAAGACTTATCACAACTGATTCACAAAATCTCACAAGGTAAATCTAAAATTCGTATGCAAGCATCAGTCAATGCAGAACGAGATCATGAGATGTCAGCTAGTTTGATTGCTATATTTACTTCTAACCAGAGTATGTATGACAAACTTAGTATACTTAAAAAAGATCCTAATGGTGAGGTTGCTAGGTTAATTGAGTTCTCAGTGCGTAAACCTCAAGCATTCCATGACGAGCCTACACTTGGTAAAGAAATCTTCGATAAGTTTAGGTTTAACTACGGTTGGGCTGGACGCGAGTTTATCTTTGCTTTGTATAAACATAGTGAAGACCAAGTTCAAAAGATGATGGATAAATGGGTTGACCAATTTAGAAAAGACTTTGGCGAAGATACAGCTTATCGATTCTATGAGAACTTAATTGCAGCTACGATGACTGCGGGTGAAATAGCAGTTGATGCAGGCATAGTTAACTTTGATCTAAAAAAGATTTATAACAGGATTGTCGGCGAAATGGTAGCTATACGAGATAACGTAGTTAAGGTTAACGTGATTGATTACGAAGCTCTTATTGGTGAATTTATTAATAGTCATCAAACAGGCATTCTTGCATTTAAAGATGGTAAGATTTCAATGGAACCTCGTTCACCATTAGTTATTCGTGCTGAACTTGATACTCACTTGATCTACATATCTAAGCCTGAGTTTAGAAAACACTTAGCAGAGAACCAAGTAAGTACTCGTGAGTTTTTATATCAAATGAAACAAGCAGGGATTGAAGTCAAAGAATCTCGTAAGCGTATGGGTACAGGTTGGAAAGATGCAACAGCATCAGTCAATGTAGAAGTGTAGGTACTTAATACAACTAAATTATCAGACCGTGCATTAGGAGCAACACCTGAGCTTGTATAACGAAATAGAATGGGTGTTTCCGTTTGAGGGCATGGAGATTGGGGATAGCTTTTTTGTCCCTACGCTCAAACCCTCACCACTCATTTACGCAATAGAATCGGGGGCAAAACGAGCAGGCGTCAAGATCAGAGCATTCACTACAATGAAAGATGGTTGTATGGGTGTAAGATGTTGGCGTCTAGCTTAGTCTTGCTTATTAATTTCTACTGCGCGTCGATTTAAATCTTTTATATTATTAAGCATATTATTTTCAGATTCAGTCAATCGATCTAGAGCTTCGCGTTTTTCTTCTGCATTCCTATTACTTGCCATAATAAGTTTTTTATAATCTCTAAGTTTTGTAAGCTGATTATGTAAGTTATTAATAGTCTTTTCAATTGCTATATAACCTTTATTCTTGTCTAAGTACTCTCTATACTCTTCTACTCTGCCTTCTTGTAATAGCGCATTTGCAGATGTTTTAGCAGTTACTACTTTGTCATATAAGTCATAGAAGTCACCACGATTACCTGTAGCTCTTTGGTTTTCTAACATTGATCCTACGAAGATAATATCATTAGCAGTTGGTGCAGGTCTATCACCCGCGAAGTAATTAGATACTTGGCCTAATGTTTGACCTAAATAACCGAAGTATCCTTTTAGAAGTTTGTCAATTTTAATAGGGGAATAATTAAGTTGTGCACCTACTAGTTTAGCTATTTCAGAAGTTTTCTCTGTGTACTGTAGATAGGGTTCTTTTCTTTGTTGGCCTGCACTTACTACAGGAAGGCCTGAGAATATATCAAAGTTAGTATAATTTTCAGCTAGAGGTCTGACAGCAGAAGGTATAGGTGCAAACCCTGCTATAAGTTCCCATGTTTTACGAAGCGCTGCAGCAGCAACATCCATGTCTTCTATGTCAGCTTTAGGCGCATTTAATACCCAAGCTCTAGTACCTCGTTCAGCTGCAACTTTTAAAGGTCTTAATTCTTGAGGTACTGGCATACGAAGTCCACCGATAAAGAAGTTATTATTTTGTTGTTCTTCACTTTGATTTTCATACTCATCATCGCCACTCATAAATGCTGCATACATAGCAGTAAACATGAGGTATTTAGATAAACGGAAAACTAATAATTTTTTACCTTCGGCTTTAGATATACCGCTTATGCGACCTCGAGCTGCCGCAATATCACGAGCCATACCTTGAATAGGTGGATTAACGAAAGGCATCATACGACGTAAGTAAGCCAATGATCTAGACATACCCATTTGTTGATATGGCATATATTGATGTGATCTTACCGCCGCTAAGTCTTCTGCAGTTTCTCTATCATATCCTTCCGCTTCTAATTCTTTTATAGCGTTCTCATAGATAGCTTCACGAGCACCTAAATCAGAACCTTGTGCCATACGTTCAAAGAAGAATAAAGATTTTTCCCATAACTTTTTATCTTTACCTTTATACAGATTTATAATATCTGCGCTGTCTAATACATCTTTTTGCCCAACAATACCATAACGATTAAGCATAGCTGCATTAGGTGTACGATCAGCTTTAAATTGGTTATTGGCAATAGATTTCCAAGTTTTAATTATATTATTTAAGAACCCTGCTTTATTACCTGATGTAAATGTTGCACGGATAGGATCTTCCCACGCTTGATTCCATACAAACTGAGGCATCATTGTAATGCCGTGACGTAAACCAGATACTGGGTATTTCATAATATCCCATACAGCACCTGAAATAATTGGTGAAGCTGAGAAAGCTGCCATATCATTTGGATCTAAAACTCTAAAATCTTTAGGTAGTCCATTAACATGAACTGTAATATGATGATATGCTTTCTTCTCTACATCAGTCATAGGTCTATCGTACCACTGACCAACACCAAGTTGTTGCATCATATCAGCGGTTGATTTTGCAGCATTATTTTTAATACCGCGTTGCATCATCCATGACATATTAGCTATGTAATTATCAATAGGGTCAGCAGCTGCACGTTTAGAACCTACGAGCCTATATTCTTTACCCGCACCTAATAAGCCCGCACCTTTAGTAGTAGGTCTATCAAATGAATCAATTTCTTCTTCTGGTACACGATAAAGTGCCACGTATTCAGCTCTATTTAAAAATCTATCCGCTTTTTCTCTAGTATATAATCCTGTATCAACCATGAAATCTAATAGGTCTTTACGTTGTACATTACGCATATCTTGAAGTCGTTTTAATTCTGTACCATAACGTCTATATGCTTCTTCAGCCGTACGTTTATCTGATTCAGTCCACTCATCAATATTAATCTTTTCATCAGAAGACGCTGTTTCATTAAACCTAGCTAACTCTGCATAACGAGGACCGTAGTATCCAGCTACTAACATATCATATGCAAGTTCTTTAGAACCTAAATCTTGAGTAGCTCTGTCAACTAATTCATTCCAGCCTTTAGATATATCTAACATCTTAACTTTATCTGGACCTGTACTTTCATCAGCAATAATTAAACCACTCTTACGGCGTAATAATCTACCTAAATATAATCCAGCTTGTGCTAATGACATAGAATTATAGGCTTGTAGATTAATTAAGTCGCCACGGATTTTACCTTCTCTGAATGCGTCAGCTGCAGGCAAGTCAGCATCTAGTGCTTTACGTTCAACACTATAACGACCGCCAACAATCTTATTACCAAGTTGGTCCATCCATTTACGCCATTGATTAGTATCATCATTAAATACATTTCTAAACTTCTGAATTATGCCTTCTTTAGTATCTTCAACATATTTAAGTGGAGTGCCATCAGGACGAGTCATGCCTTCAGGAGTAATTCTAGCTTGTACTATTTCTTTGCCTGTAGTTACAGCACCAGGACCCTTCATAAGTTCAGGGCTCAATAATAATATTTCATCTAACATACTATGCGCATATTCAGGAATACCAAACATAGACTTAATTAGATTTACAAAGTCAGACCATAATGTTGCAACCTTGCCTTTAGCTGGTTTAAGACCTAATACACCCGCACGATTTTGTAAAAAGGTTTTTAATTTCTTATCTGTGTAAGCTTCCATGAAGAACTCTTTTGGATTCTTTTGAGCATAAAATCCTTCTTGTTTCTTTAACGATTCTGTCATGAATGCATCAAATAACTTAACTATCTTTTTACCTAATGGCGTTAATGGAGTAGATACATTATTTACAATTTTAACGTGCTTATCAAATTCAACATCAGTTGCAGCATGAGCAATTTCATGAAGGGTAATATGTGCTAAATCTGCAACGCGAGGATCTATAAATATAGTATTAGTATTAGGATCATAATATCCAGATGCGCCTTGTAGGTCTGGATCAGTCGAAGTATTCTCTGTAATAACTTTAACAGTGTCTAGATTAGGCACCTTTTCTAACATATTAATAATAGCTTTGTCAGATCGAGTATCTGCAATTTTTATGGCAGCTTTAAATAGTTCTCTACCGTTAGTAACCTTGTCAAATATAGGATTACGTTTGCCTAATACTTGTCTTGGTCCAGGTAATATTTTTGTTGCTACGTCTCCTATATTTAAAGCTACGCCTGACCTATCAAAATAACCGTCATACCCTAAATGTTTTAAAATAATAGGCCAAGGAGAAGTCATATAAGTTTTAGGGTCATATGGAAGTGTGTCATGAGCCCTATAAACTACATTATATAAAGTGTCTTTAGCTTTTAAATTTTTAAATCCGCCATAAAATTCTTTTAGTTTAAAGATTTGATTAAACTCTTCCGCTTCTT